CAAGGCCTGCGTGCTGGCACACCGCACCGAACTGACCGGTCAGAACCGGGCCAAGTTCTCTCGCGTCAATCCTGGCTTGAGCACCTCGGTGTTTGATGCCCAGGAAAAGTCTTGGGCGGGTGATGCCACTTTTGCGATGGTGCAAACCCTCTCGCGGCCCATGAACCTTGCGCAGATGCCCACGCTTGATTTGCTGGTCATCGATGAGGCGCACCACGCGTCCTCACCCAGCTACCGGGTGGTCATCGACCAGGTGTTGGCCAAGAATTCCAAGGCTGCTATTTGCGGCCTGACCGCCACTCCCAACCGGGGTGACGGCAAAGGCCTGCGCGAGGTGTTCTCCAACGTGGCCGATCAGATCAGTCTGGGCGAGATGATCGCAAGCGGCCATTTGGTCTCACCGCGAACCTTTGTGATTGATGTTGGCGCGCAGCAGGCACTGCAGAACGTGCGCCGCACAGCGATCGACTTCGACATGGAGCAGGTGGCCACGATTCTCAATAAATCGCTGATCACTGAAGCGGTGATTGCGCACTGGAAGCAAAAAGCGGCTGACCGCAAGACCATTGTCTTTTGTTCCACCGTGGCACACGCGAAAAGTGTCTGCGAGGCGTTTGTGGCTGCCGGTGTGCAATCTGTGCTGATCCATGGCGAGTTGTCGCCGGTTGAACGCCAGACAAGGCTGCAAGCATTTGAGACCGGCAGCGCCCAGGTGGTGGTCAATGTGGCGGTGCTCACCGAGGGCTACGACTACACACCTACATCTTGTGTGGTGTTGCTGCGCCCGAGTTCCTACAAGTCCACCTTCATTCAGATGGTTGGTCGTGGTCTTCGCACAGTGGACCCGCAGGAGTTTCCCGGCGTCATCAAGTCCGATTGCGTGGTGTTGGATTTCGGTACAGCCAGTCTGATGCATGGCGCGCTGGAGCAAGAGGTCAACCTTGATGGCCACACTCACGAGGGTGAAGCACCCACCAAAGAGTGTCCGGAGTGCGGCGCCACCGTGCCGCTGTCATGCATGGAGTGCCCGTTGTGCGGCCACATCTGGGAGCGCCAGCCAGAGGATACCGGCGCACTCTCGGATTTCATCATGAGTGAAATAGATCTGCTCAAACGCTCGAATTTCCGGTGGTGCGATCTGTTTGGTTGTGACGACGCCTTGATGGCCACGGGCTTTACCGCCTGGGGCGGCGTGTTTTTCCTGAACGGCCGCTGGCATGCCATCGGTGGTGCCAAGTCGCAGCGTCCCGCTTTGCTTGCTGTGGGCGAGCGCACCGTGTGCATGGCGCGCGCTGATGACTGGCTCAACGACCATGAGTCGGCCGACTCGGCGCACAAGACCCGGCGCTGGCTCAACGAGCCGCCCACGGTCAAGCAACTGGTCTACCTGCCAGAGGCGATGCGAACAGATTTCGGCATGACCCGCTACCAGGCCTCCGCTTTGTTGTCGTTTCAGTTCAACCGCAAAGAGATTCAGCGCCTGGTCACCGCTGCCAATGACGCGCATCACAGCAGTCACTCCCAAGTTTTGGAGGCGGCTTGAAGTGCGCCGTCTGTGCCCGCCAGGCCAAAGGCTACGGCTGGTTTAACCCCAGCCTCAAACGCAGCGACCCCGCTCGCTACTCAGACCAATGGGTGTTTTGCTCGCGCCGCTGCCAAAACGCCTTCTCAACACTCATGAATAAAACGGAGGGACAAATGATTGATCCAAGTGAAATGGAAACAACGGCCATGTGCGCGTGCCTGCAGCCACTGGGCGAGTTCGTAGGCTCAATCGGCATGGATCGCCCGCTGGCCAGTTACAGCCGCATTGAGGTGCTGACACTGATTGACGTCGTGGTGACGGCTTACCAAGGCCAGATGACGGCTGAACACGAACGCATGGCTGCGCGCGACCGGGCGTTTTTGCAAGAGCGCCTGAGCTTGCAGAAGGGTCGTGTGTGATGCTTGACTTCAATGCCCGCCCCAAAATTCAGGAACAGATCAGCCAGCTCATTGATGCAGCTTTAACTCGCGAGCGCGATGGCCAAACACCACGCGACTACCTGGGGGCATCGCGCTTGGGCGTCTCGTGCGAGCGCGCGCTGCAATATGAGTACACGCACACACCAGTGGACGACGGCCGTGATTTCTCCGGCCGCTTGCTGCGCATCTTTGAGGTAGGCCACACGCTGGAAGACCTGGCCATCCGCTGGTTGCGCATGGCTGGGTTTGACCTGTACACGCGCAAAGTCCAGGGCGGTCAGTTCGGCTTTTCCGTGGCAGGTGGACGTATCCGGGGCCACGTCGACGGGATCCTGAATACCGGACCTGCCGATCTGGGCGTGAGCTACCCGGCGCTGTGGGAGTTCAAGACCATGAACGACAAATCCTGGCGCGACACCGTCAAACACGGGGTGGCTAAGTCCAAGCCGGTCTATGCCGCACAGGTTGCGGTCTACCAGGCCTACATGGAAGCCAGCATTCCGGGCATATCTGCCAACCCGGCGCTTTTTACGGCCATCAACAAAGACACCCAGGAAATCTGGTTCGAGTTGCTGCCCTTTGACGGTGGGCTGGCGCAGCGCATGTCGGACCGCGCCGTGCGCGTGATCACCGCCACCAGCGCAAGCGAGGTCTTGCCGCGCTTTGCCACCACACCTACCCACATGGAGTGCAAGTTCTGCGCGTGGCAGGACCGCTGCTGGGGGACTCAATGACGGCTGGCAACATCGTCTGGCTGGACTACAACAACGCCCCCGAACAAAGGCTGGAAACAGCGGCTGACACGCAGGCGCTGCGGGATGGTCTGCTGGACCGGCTCGAGTCGGTGCTGCTGTACCTGTTTCCCAGTGGCCGCATTCGCGGCAACAAGTTCTATGTGGGCGACATTGATGGCGCACCGGGCAAGAGCCTGGTTGTCGAGCTTGATGGTCCCCGGCGCGGGCTGTGGAAGGATTTCGCCGATGACGATGGCGGCGATCTGATAGCAGCCTGGGCCAAGTCACGGGGTTTATCGACGCAGCAGGACTTTCCGCGCATCGCCGATGAAGTCCGGCAGTGGCTTGGCTTTGCCCCGCCCGTGGACCATGGGGCCAGACGCGACATGCGAACGGTCCCGATGGATGAACTCGGTCCCTACACTGCCAAGTGGGACTACGTCGGGCTCGATGGCGAGCTGATTGCCTGCGTCTACCGCTACGACCCGCCATCGGGCAAGGAGTTCAGGCCGTGGGATGTGCGCGCGCGGATGTGGCGTGCCCCCGATCCACGCCCGCTTTACAACCTGCCAGCGTTGCAGACGGCCCGCACCGTGATCCTGGTCGAAGGTGAAAAGTGCGCCGACGCTTTGATTGGCGTTGGCATCGTGGCCACCACTGCCATGAACGGGGCCAAAGCACCGGTGGACAAGACCGACTGGTCCGCGCTCAAGAACAAAGATGTGCTGATCTGGCCGGACCGCGACGCGCCGGGCTGGGACTACGCTGAGGGCGCTGCACGCGCGTGCGCAGCCGTGGGCTGCCAGTCGGTGTCCATCCTCGTGCCGCCAGCTGACAAGCCGCTCAAGTGGGACGCCGCCGATGCGGTGCTGGAAGGTTTTGATTTCGCCGCCTTCATCGCGCAGGCCGAGCGCCGGGTGATCAAAGCTGCTGCGCCCATGGTGCCAGCCTTCACGCTCGGCGCATTGCTTGATGATGACTCGCCACTGCCCGAAGATTTGATTGAGCCGCGCGTGCTGACACCGGGCGGCCTGCTGGTGTTTGGCGGCGCTCCCAAGGTCGGCAAAAGCGATTTCCTGCTGGCCTGGCTCACCCACATGGCCGCCGGTGCCTCGTTTTTGGGGATGAGGCCGCCCCGGCCACTGCGGGTGTTTTATTTGCAAGCCGAGGTCCAGTACCACTACCTGCGCGAGCGGGTGAAAGGCATTCGCCTCTCGCCAGAACACTTGCATCTGGCGCGCACCAATTTCATGGCCACGCCGCAGCTGCGCCTGATTCTGGACGACGACGGGCTGGCGCAGGTCATCCCGGCCATGGTGGCTGCCTTCAATGGCCTCACACCCGACATCATCGTGATCGACCCGATTCGAAACGTCTTTGATGGGGGCGATGCAGGCGGCGAGAACGACAACGGCGCGATGCTGTACTTCTTGTCGCAGCGCGTGGAGCGCATTCGCCAGGCGGTGAACCCCGAGGCGGGCGTGATCCTGGCACACCACACCAAGAAGCTTGGAAAACGCCAGTTTGAAGAAGACCCGTTTCAGGCTCTGGCAGGTGCAGGCAGCCTGCGCGGCTACTACTCGTCCGGGATGCTGCTGTTTCGCCCCGATGAGGCGCAAAGCACCCGCCACCTGATCTACGAGCTGCGCAACGGCCCGGCCATTGAGACCAAGTTCGTCGACAAGATGGACGGCCAGTGGCACGAGGTCGACGTGAACGACAGGCTGGTACTCAAGGAGTACGGCGAACGGCTCGATGCCGAGCGCAGGCGAAAGCGTGATGCCATTCTGCAGATCCTCTTTGAGGAGGCGGCGCAGGGGCGCTGCTACACCGCCAACCAACTGGCCGAGTCCTTTGAGGGCAAGGCCGGTCTGGGCGGCGAGCGCACGATACGGGAGCGGATCTCAGCCCTATCGACACAGGGCTACATCAAGTTTTTCCGCAACAGCACGGACTACGGACTGCCCTCGATTGGGCGCTCCAAGTTTGGCTACCTGTGCGTCGAGGGCATGGTCCTGAACACGCACACAGGCGAGCCCGATCCAGACACCGGCGAGCTGCCGCTGCGCGCGCTCGGGGTGCTTCCAACCCACTACAAATGCCCGCAATCCGGGGCCGCGATGCCCGTCGAAAACCCGGATGTGTGGGTATACCAAGAAATTAGCAACGACCCGCAGGAGCAAGAATGAACACGATTTGCCAAGATAGAACCCGCACAAGTGCAGCGTTGTCATACGCCCGCATTGACTCGCACCAACCTGCAAACACCCTCAATGGCTATCCGTTAGCAACGGCTGGCATGGACCCGCAGGAGTACGCAGGAGCCCGCAAGAGTTTACGCAAACAAGTTGGCAAAAGTTTTGCCAACTGGACCCCACTTTTTGCCAACTGGATTCAGTTGGCAGACCCTTGCCAACTTCATTCCCATATAAATCAACCACTTACGCCTAAGTTGGCAAAGTTGGCAGTTGGCAACGCTGCCAACTTGCCAACTGGCCGCAAACCCGCATGGATGCTGGGTTTTCCTGAAAAATCCAGTTGGAGAAAACTCCCCTCCTACTACGTAGGAGAGGGACCTGTGGTGCCCTCTGACCTACGTCGGAGTGTTTCATCGGTCGATACACCGTTGCCGGGAAACCGGGTGGTGGTTCTGGCCATTGATCTGGGGACAACAACCGGTTGGGCACTTCGGTCCAAAGACGGCCAGATCGCGCATGGCTTTGCCAGCTTCAAGCCCCAGCGGTTTGAAGGCGGCGGTATGCGTTACCTGCGCTTTAAACGCTGGCTCACCGAGATCAAAGCGCTGGCCACCGACATCCACGCTGTGTACTTCGAGGAAGTGCGTCGCCATGCAGGGGTGGATGCCGCCCACGTCTACGGCGGCCTGATGGCCACGCTTACCACCTGGTGCGAGCACCACAACATCGCTTATCAGGGCGTGCCAGTGGGCACGATCAAAAAGCACGCCACCGGTAAAGGCAATGCGGGCAAGGGCGAAGTGATTGCAGCCATGCGCCTGCTGGGCCACCCGGTCACCGATGACAACGAGGCCGATGCGCTGGCGCTCTTGCATTGGGCCATTGACACGCAGGAGGTGTGAGATGTCCATACCAACTCCACGAGGCGGCTGGTCGGCGGACGAAGTCGCCGACTATTTCATCCAGGCCTCACGCACGGCCCACAAACTCCCGCCAGTTCGGGTGCAGGGCCACTTTAACGTCTGGCCCACCATTGTGCGAACCGATTACGAGCGCATGGCCAGTGACGATGCCCCGATCTACCGGTTTCCACCCACCCCGGCCGAGGTGGACTGCATGCTCGAGGTCATGGGCTGGGTCCAGTGGCTTGAGGTGGAGCAGCGCCACCTGGTGTGGATGCGGGCGGCACGTTACCGCTGGTACGACATCGGCAAACGCTTCGGCTGTGCACCACGCACTGCGCAGCGCCGCTGGGAAATTGCCATGTACATCGTGGCCAGCAACCTGGTGCGGGGAAGTTTGGTGAGGTAGTTGCAGGTAGTTGCGTGCCAGATACAAATGATGCGTGCTCCTGCTGGCTGTTGCGGAGAAAACGCGGATTTGAGCGTGTCGCGTTTTACCGGAATTTCGCTTACATTTTGTCTACGGTTGCGAGAGATGTGTCTTGCAGCCACCCCCATTCAACAGCCCGCGACGAGTATGTCTCTCGCGGGCTTTTTCGTTTCCGAAACAGCATGAAGCCCAACATCAAAATCCAATACCGGCCGATTGATTCCCTGATCCCTTACGCCCGAAATGCCAAGCTGCACTCGGACGCCCATGTGGCACAGATCGCAGCCAGCATCACCGAGTTTGGCTGGGGTGCACCCATCCTGGTGGACGGGCAAAACAACGTCATCGCAGGTCACGGCAGGCTGCTTGCCGCCCGCAAGCTCGGCATGTCCGAGGTGCCCGTCGTAGCAATGGAACACCTGACCGAGATCCAGCGCAAGGCACTGATCCTGGCCGACAACAAGATTGGCGAGAACGCGTCCTGGGATGATGACCTTTTGGGCCTTGAACTGGCCGAGTTGAAGGCAGCTGGCTTTGATCTGGGTCTTACCGGTTTTACCGCCGAAGAGTGGGACAAGCTCATCGCGGGCGATCCCAGCAACGATGGCCTGACCGACGAAGACCAGGCACCCGAGGTGGCCGAGACAGCCGTCTCCCAAACCGGCGACATCTGGGTCCTTGGCGAGCACAAGCTACTTTGTGGCGACGCCACCAAGGCAGAAGATTACAAGGCGCTACTGGGCGATGAACTGGTGGACATGACTGCCACCGATCCGCCCTACAACGTCAACTACGCCAATACGGCCAAGGACAAGATGCGCGGCAAGGACCGTCCCATCCTGAACGACAACATGGGCGCTGACTTTGGAGCGTTCTTGCAGTCGGCATGCCAGAACATCCTGGACGTCACCAAGGGTGCGGTTTACATCGCCATGAGTTCATCCGAACTCGATACCTTGCAGGCTGCGTTTCGCGCCGCAGGGGGCAAATGGTCTACCTTCATCATCTGGGCCAAGAACACCTTCACCATGGGCCGCGCGGATTATCAGCGCCAGTACGAGCCCATCCTCTACGGTTGGAAAGACGGTGCCCAGCACTACTGGTGCGGTGCTCGCGACCAGGGTGATGTGTGGCACATCAAGAAGCCACACAAGAACGATTTGCACCCGACCATGAAGCCGGTGGAGTTGATGGAGCGTGCGGTGCGCAACAGCAGCAAAACACGAGACATCGTGCTGGACCCATTCGGTGGTTCTGGCACCACCCTGATCGCCTGTGAAAAGTCTGGCCGTCGTGCCCGGCTCATTGAGCTCGATCCCAAGTACGTGGATGTGATCGTAAAGCGCTGGCAGGACTTCAGTGGCAAGCAAGCCACCCGTCAAAACGACGGAGTGGCCTTCAACGCTTTAACCCAGACGGGCAACGTACCTCCCGTAATCTCCGCCGGAGGGGTCGACGTACAAAGTGGGTCTGCCGGTGGCACGGACCTCAACGCAAAGCCTGCCGTCCGCAAGGTAGCCGCCCTTGCCATTGAGCCAGTCGCGTGACTTGAGCAGTTGACTGGCAAAGACATCAAACTCCGCTGGGGTCATCTCCCGGGTCTCGGTCACAAACACTTTGTAGTTGCCTTCGCCGCCCACCTCGCTGAGGTTGGCAGGTTTGCGGGCAAATGGCAGGCGAACGTTCAACTCCTCAACCTCAATGGCATTGCCCTCAAATTGCAGGGTGCGAGGCGTACGTTCAATGGTGATGGTCATGGATGTCATGGTTGGTCTCAATTCGTGGTGATGCGGTAAGACCGCTCGCTGCCTTCGGGCTTGCTGGAGGTAATCTCCAGTCGGAGTTTCTTTTTAAAGGCTCCGGCAAAGGTGCCGCGCACCGTATGGGATTGCCATCCGGTGGCCTCGCAGATTTGCGTGATCGTTGCGCCCTCGGCTCGTTTGAGCATCGCAATCACCTGGGCTTGCTTGCTGTTGTCACGCGTGCGTGGCTTGGCTTTAAGACCAGCTTCAGCAGACTCAATCACTGCGTCCAGAGCCACCATCGTGATGGGCGCTCGACGCGGCATACCCAGTGCTTCGTAGCCCTCAGCGGCTACGAACCAATGTGTGCCGTCGGTCGTGATCAACGCCCGGTTGAAGAGGCTATCGAGAACTTTCTTTCTGGCACCGCCTTTGAGGGTCTCGGGAAACCAGACCAGTTTGCCATCCGTGTTGACGGCGGCGTGGTTAAGGATCTGTTGCTGCGATGCGCTCAGTTGCGCTGTGGCTGGTGTGGTCATGTCGATCTCCTGGTTACTGATTGGGTTGTGTTTGTGAAGGGTTGGCAGCGGCGTTGCGGCCTGCTTCAAACGCGGCTTGTAAGGCGGTCTTGATGGCCCAGACGCTCACGTCATGGAAGTCGAGGCTGTCGCTGCTGCGGGTCTCAAGGGTTGCGATAAACAAGTGGTCCAGCGCGATTTGCTGGAGTTGCTGGTCTCGGGTGCTGTTGCTCATGGTGCGGCCTCTTAAACGTTGTGGTGCTTCTTGGCGGCGTCAAAGCCGATCCAGTTGCCTTGGTCGTTCAACCCGCGTGATGCGATCTCTTCGCGGGCCAGTCGGTTGAGGTCTAGCTCTCCGCGAGCAACCGCTGCTAGGACCTTGGTCAATGCGATCTGGATGAAGCCGACTTCGTCGACCGTGAATTCGTTGCTGGTGTAGGACATGGCTTGTTTCCTTTGGGTTGTTGCTGGTGTTCGTATGAACGCTCTGAACACAAGTAAAGCCAAGTCCTGAACCCACAAGTCCCGTAAATAGTTGCGAACATTTTTAAGACTGTCGACTTCATGCCACTGTCAGCGCCAACCCCTTGCAGACACCCCGGTTGTGGTGCTGTGTTGGCAAGGCCCGGCTATTGCGATACCCATCGCAAAGCGGTGCACCGTGACTACGGTCGTGCCCGGCGCAGCTTCGATGCGGAGCTGGGGTTTTATCAATCAGCCCAGTGGCGCGCGGTGCGTGCCGCGTTCTTGCGTCAGCACCCGGTGTGCGGCGCGTGTGAGCAGCGTGGTCGTGTGGTGACAGCCGTCGTGGCTGACCACGTCACCCCGCTCAAGGACGGCGGTGCTCGCTTTGACACGGCCAACCTGCAGGCGCTGTGCGTCTCTTGTCACAACCGAAAGACGGCACGCGAGACCGCAGGTCGGCGCTGACCACCCTTCCGTAGGGGGGTAGGGGGTCTGAATCTCTACAGACGGCGGCCAGAGATGCGTGCGCCTGCACAGATTTTTGCGCGTGCAAATTGAAAACATTTTTTTGAAGAATTGAGCCCACCCCCATGGCTGGTCGTAAGCCGCTTCCGCTGGCAATCAAACAGATTAAAGGCACCGTGCAGAAATGCCGGACCAACCCCCACGAGCCCCGGCCGACTACGGCACTCTGCACGCCGCCCGAATACATGAGCGACGCGGCCAAGGAGGCGTGGAACTACGCGGTGGCGAATTCGCCGCCCGGTCTCTTATCCGCGCTGGATGGCGCAGTGCTGGAACGCTGGGCGAACTGCTCTGGCCTGTACCGCGAGGCGCTGGCCAAGATCAATCGCGCCGGTGTCTCGGGGATGATCATCAAGACACCAAGCGGCATCTTGCGTCGCTCGCCACTGATGGACGTGATTCGCGAACTGGCCATGGAGATGAAGGCCTACGAGACCGAGATGGGCTTCACCCCTGCGGCACGTTCACGGATTTCGGCACCCAGTGACGCCCCACGGGATAACGACCCTTGGGCCGATATTGCGGGTTGATGTCGATGACCAAACTTGACTATGCAGCCATCGCCCGGCAGTACGCCAAAGACGTTGTTGCCGGGAAAATCCTGACCTGCAAGTGGGTCCAGCGCGCGTGCGAACGCCAACTGGCAGACCTGAACCGGTTCAAAGGCAAAGACAGCCCTTATCGCTTCAACCCGAAGCTCACAACCAAGGATGGTCGGGCATTTCACCCCGCCGACAACCTGTGCGCCTTCATTGAGCGCTTGCCCCACGTCAAAGGACCGCTGGCAGGCGCGACGATCAAGTTGGAACCCTGGCAGGTGTTCATCCTGACCACCGTGTTCGGCTGGGTCAAGCCCGACGGCAATCGCCGCTTTCGGCGCTCGTACATCGAAGTGCCACGCGGCAACGCCAAGTCGACCCTGTCGTCTGCGCTTGCTCTGTACATGCTGGCCGCTGATGGCGAAGGTGGTGCGGAGGTTTATTCCCTTGCCACAACCCGCGACCAGGCGCGCATCGTGTTTGGGGATGCGCAGACCATGGCGCGCAGGTCACAGGGCTTTCGCAGCCGGTTTTCTGTCAACGTCGGTGCGCACAACATGAACGTGCTGCAGACCGGCTCCAAGTTTGAAGCGCTGTCAGCCGAGGGTTCAACGCTCGACGGCCTGAACATTCACTTTGGCTGCATTGACGAGTTGCACGCCCACAAGACCCGCACTGTCTATGACGTGGTGGAGACCGGTACCGGTAAGCGAGACAACTCGCTCTTGTGGGTGATCACCACTGCAGGCAGCAACCGCTCAGGCATTTGCTACGAGGTGCGAACCTTTGTGACTCGGCTGCTCGATGGCGTGTTCGAGGACGACAGCCAGTTTGGCATCGTCTACGGGCTGGACGATGGGGACGACTGGACCAGCGAAGACTCGCTGATGAAGGCCAACCCCAACTGGGGCATCTCGGTGCGCCCGGAAATTCTGGGACCGCTGCAGGCCAAGGCCATGCAGTTGCCCAGTGCGATGAACAACTTCAAGACCAAACACTTAAACGAGTGG